GTAGTGTTATCGGAAGAAGTCAAACTGCTGATGGAGAGTTTAATAATGCTAGGATACCAATACAAGAGCTTACTTCGAATAGTGGTCAATCAAAAATGACTGCATTGATTAATGACTATCAGTATAATCTAAATATGATTAGAGATTGTATTGGTATAAATGAAATAAGAGATGGATCGACTCCTAATCCAGATGCTTTAGTAGGTGTTCAGAAACTGGCTGCATTAAGCAGTAATACAGCTACGAACCATATATTAAGAGCAGGATTAAGAATATCTAAAGATTTAGCTTATGGACTTTCTTTAAGAATATCAGACATACTTGAACATTCTAATTTCAAGGAAGAGTTTGCTATGCAGATAGGTAAATATAATGTTGCTATTCTTAATGACATTAAAGACTTATATCTGTACTCTTTTGGCATATTCATTGAGCTAGAACCAGATGAAGAACAGAAAGCACAATTAGAAGCTAATATTCAAATGGCATTAAGTCAAGGACAAATAGACCTTGAAGATGCAATTGATTTAAGACATATTAAAAACTTGAAGCTTGCCAATGAGTTACTTAAGTTAAAACGTAAGAAAAAAGCTAAAGCATTACAAGAGTCTGAACAACAGAAAGCTCAGTATCAAATGCAAGCAAATATGCAGTCTCAACAAGCGGCAGCAGAGTCTAAGGCAGCAGAAATGCAAGCTCTATCTCAGACAAAGATTGCTGTTATTCAAGCACAGTCTCAAGCTGATATTGCTAAGATGGCAGCAGAGGTTGAAGCTAAGAAAACATTAATGGAGTTAGAGTTCAATTATCAAATGCAATTAAAAGGTGTTGATGATCAGAAATTAACAGAAAGAGACGATAAGAAGGAGGAAGCTAAAAATAAACGAGTAGATCAGGAAGCTAGTAGACAATCTAAACTGATTGATCAACGTAAAAATAACACTGCTCCAATAAACTTCGAGAGTTCAGAAGACAGCTTGGATTCGTTCGATTTATCCCAATTTTCTCCACGATGACAGGTATTTATAAAAACAAATAAAAAGAAAAGTTATGTTAAAACCAAGAAAATCAGCTGTTGCAAAAAATGCAACACCACAAAAAAGAGTTGTAAGTAGAGGAACTTTCGGAGTAGAAGTTGACGGAAAAGAATCTCAAGTATCAGGAGTTAAAAAAACAATCTATAGAAATGATGGAACTGTTAGAAAGTCAGTATTCAAAGCTAAAGGTGTTGGTAGTTCTCCAGTGAACAAAATTAGAGAAGTAAATAAATATAAAAAACCAACAGATAACGTAAAGAAAACTCCTGCTGAAAGAAAGGTAGCTTTAAAGAAGGTTGGTAAGAAAGCTTTAAATGTAGTTAAGGGAGCAGCAATTCCAGTAGCTGCTATGATAACGCTTAAAAAGTATTCTAAATAATAATATATTAACTATTTTTCTAATTCAAAAAATAATGTTAAATTTGTAAAAATTAAACTAAATATAATAGAATGGAAATCAAGGTAACAAAAGTCGATGACCAAGGAAACGACATAGTGAGTCAAACGGAGACGTCTAACGAAACTACAGACACGAATGATACAGTTGATACAAATGAAAGTAATGATGTCGATAATGATAGTTCTGATACTAGCACTGATAATAAGACACAAGACGAAGTAAAGTTTGAAATAGACGACAATAGTGCGTTAGAATATATTAAAAATAAGTTTGGTCGGCAAGCCGATTCTTTAGAAGCTTTATTCGAAACTAAAGCAGAACAAAACCAGGAAGAGCTTCCTGAGGATGTAGCAAGTTTCTACAAGTTTAAAAAAGAAACAGGAAGAGGACTAGACGATTACATGAAAGTCAATCGAGACTTTGACAAAGAAAACCCGAATGTATTGCTTGCGGAATACTACAAGCAGCTAAATCCAGAGTTGGATAATGATGACATTGAGTACATGTTAAATGAATTTGTTTCTGACGAAGACATTGACACAGACTCAGAGATCAGACTAAAGGGCATAAAACAGAAAAAAGAAATTGCAATTGCAAAGGACTATTTCAACGGATTAAAGGAAAAGTACAAAGCACCTCTTGAGACGAGAGAAAGCTTTATTCCTAAAGAAGAGAAAGAGTCGTATGATGCTTATTTGCAAGAAAAGACCGCTAGCATGGAAATGCAGGCTGAACAACTAAAGCGTTCTAACATTTTCAGTAAGAAAACTAATGAACTGTTCTCAGATAAATTCGAAGGTTTCGGATTCAAGATTGGAGAAAATCAGGACATAGTATATAAACCTGGAGACGTTAATGCATTAAAGGAACAACAATCAGATCTAAGTAAATTCATTGGGAAGTTCTTAGACAATGATGGGAATTTAAGTAACGCTGGAGAATACCATAGAGCATTAGCTGTGGCTAACGATCCTGAAAAATTTGCTAAGTTCTTCTATGAGCAAGGTAAATCAGATCAGGTAGGAAGTTTTGAAAAAGAATCTAAAAATATAGACATGACAAGAGGAGCGAGTCAGTCACAAGCTAATAATTCAGGTATTAAAGTTGAATCCTACAATCCCAGTAGCAACGGAGCTAAATATGAATAGTAATAAATAAAAAAAAGAAAAATGGGATTAAACGTACCTGGGTTTTCATTAACCCCTAGTTCTACACCAGTAGCACTACCAAGTAATTACCTTACAAACTTCGATTTCTCGGCACAATACATGCCAGATATCCACGAAGAGGAGTTTGCAAAATATGGTAATAGATCAATCGGATCACTTCTAAGAAATTTACAAGCTGAAATTCCATTGGAATCAGACTTAGTAAAATGGGCTGAAGAAGGAAGACTTCACACGAAATACACTTTATGTACTCACGGTACTTATACTGCAGGAACTGAAATTATTACTTTAGCTTCTGGAACAAGTAACATGAGATTGAACCAAGTGGTTTTTATGTCAGGTTCTTTAGGAGCTGAAGCACGAGGAATTGTAAAAGCAATTACTTCAAATACATTTACAGTAGCTTATTATAGTGTTGTATCTGCATCTCCATTTGCTGTTGCTGAAACTATCACTGTATTCGTTTACGGTTCTGAGTTTCAAAAAGGATCAAACGGAATGATTGGTGGAAACACTTCTGAAACATCTATCTACTCTACTAAACCAGTTATCATCAAAGACAAGTTTATTGTTTCTGGTTCTGACATGGCTCAAATTGGATGGATCAAAGTTCAAACAGATGGTGGTGCTGGATACCTTTGGTATTTGAAATCACAATCAGACACTCGTGCACGTTATGAAGATCAATTAGAAATGATGATGATCGAACACGTACCTGCTGCTGCTGGTTCTGCTGCTGAAACTTATTTAGGTGGTGGTTCTTCTGGTACTTCTGGTCTTTTTGATTCAGTTGCTACAAGAGGTAACGTATGGTCTGCTGGGAATCCATCTACATTAGGAGATTGGGATTTAGTAACTGCTCGTTTAGACAAGCAAGGAGCTATCTCTGAAAACGCAATTTTCCAAAATAGATCTTTCTCAAATGACGTTGATGATATGTTAGCTGCTCAAAGTTCTGTTGCAGGAACTTCTTGGGGTATGTTCAACAATGACAAAGAGATGGCATTGAATTTAGGTTTCTCTTCTTTCCGTAGAGGATCTTATGAGTTCTACAAATCTGATTGGAAATATCTTAATGATGCAGCTCTAAGAGGTGGTATCGTAGGTGGTAAAGTATCTGGTCTATTAGTTCCTTCTGGTACTAAATCAGTATACGATGAAGTTATGGGTAAAACAGTAACTCGTCCATTCTTACACATGCGTTACAGAAAATCTCAAAGAGAAGATCGTAAATTGAAAACTTGGATTACTGGTTCTGCTGGTGGTGCTGAGACTTCTGATTTAGATGCTATGGAAGTTAATTATTTATCTGAGCGTTGTTTAGTAACGTTAGGAGCGAATAACTTCATGACATTCAAATAATATCACTTAATGAGGGGAGTAGAAATATTCCCCTTATTTTTTTTATAATTTTAATTAAATTCAAATACAATGTTAGAAAAACAAAAACCAAGAGATAGAGATTATCTTTTATGTAATGACTTATCACCTTTAAGTTTATCGATTCAAACTAGAGATAAGAGAGACAAAAGATTATTATATGTTGATCCTGAAACTCATGATAATGAAGTTTTAAGATATTCAAGAAACCATGCTTCACCATTTCAAAAAGATCAAGATGATACAGCTATATTAGAGCCTATCGTTTTTGAAGATGGTAAATTATCAGTAGGGGTAGATAATCCTAATTTACAATACTTTTTACTTCATCACCCAGAGAATGAATCAAATGGAGGAAGAACTTTCTTTGAACACAATCCAGCTGAAGAAGCTAAAATACAAACAGGTATATTCTTAAATGAAGTTAAAGCAATGAGTGCTGCAGCTGCATTGACTAGAGAAAAAATGTTGGCAGTAGCAAGAGTTCACTTAGATGGAAACGTTGAAAAAATGTCTCCAGAAGAATTAGAAATGAACTTAATATTATTAGCTAAAGAAAATCCAGAAGAATTTTTGGACATATTAGATGATCCAGATTTGGATGTAAGTAACATTGCTGCATTAGCATTTACTGAGCAGTATGTAACATTTAGAGCTGGTAAGGATATATACTATAACTTAGAAGATAACAAGAAGAAAATATTAACAGTTCCATTTGGTATTGAAGCAGCTGACGCACTAGCTGATTGGTTTAAAACAGATGATGGAAAAGATTTCTATATATACTTGTCCAAAAAATTATCATAATAATTTAGTATATTTGCAACTTATTAATTAATAAAAAATAAAAAAAATGACAAAATTTATTTCAGTACCATTAGCTGCAGTTGTAGACTCAGGTACGACAACAACAACAACAGCTAACAAATTGACTCAATCAGGACAAGATTTCTTGACTACAGTAAAAGTTGGCGATATCATTGTTAACACGACAGACAGTGTTTCAGCAGTAGTAACAGCGGTAGACAGTAACACTGTATTATCAATCAGTGCAGATGTTGTTCCAACAGCAAAAGCTTTCGTAATTTATTCAGCTACAGTAACAGTTGATCAAATTATTGCAGCTGAAGGAGCTACTTTAGTTCAACAAGCTACATTAGGAACAACTACTATCGCTTATAGAGCTGGAAGTACTGGAGCTGATATTTTGACTATTACTCACAGTTTCTTGCCTTCAGGATCAGTTGATTTTAGAACAGCAGTTCAAAATGCGCTAATTGAAGCAGCAGATAAAAATAGTAAACCAAAATCTATTTTCCCTATTGCATTGCCAGCTTCAGCAGCAGTTATTTCTACAGCTATCGCTTAATTTCAATAGTTAAATAAAATTTAAAGGCACTGCGTTTGTAGTGCCTTTTTTTATGTTATCTTTGTATAAAATCGACAAGCATGATTAATAGCGTTAGAAATACAGTATTATCTATAGTTAATAAAGATAATAGAGGTTATATATCTCCAGAAGAATTTAATTTATATAGCAAGCAAGCACAGATTGATATATATGAGAAACTATTTTATGACTATAGTATAGCCATTGCGAAACAAAATGCAGGGATGCATGGTAGTGGATATTCAGATATAGTATTTAAACTTGGAGAAATAATTGATAGATTTCTTACACCTACTGTATTAAACTATAACGCAACAACACAAAAGTTTTACGTTCCTGGAGAAGCACCTTTCCCTACGTTTGCTATAGAGCCTAAGGCATATAGAATTGAAAAGGTTTATTATAATGATTCAGTAGAAATTGAACAAGTTTCTATTGGAGTATTAAGAACATTATTGAATACTCCAAATACATTTCCAACTCTATTGTTTCCTATATATACATTAGACACTCAAGGAATAAGAGTATATCCAAATACTATAATAACTAATGTAAATGTTGTATATTTAAGATATCCAGCTGATCCTAAATGGACTTACACAACTTTATCAGCAGGTGAGCCAATATTTAATCAAGGTGCATCAGATTATCAAGATTTTGAATTACCTTTGAACGAGGAATATAATTTGATAGTAAAGATATTAGGATATGCTGGTATAACAGTTAGAGAAGCAGATGTTGTAGCTGCTGCTAAATCAGAAGAAATGCAAAATAATCAAGAAAAATCATAATCCATGGCATATATAACTCCATATAATTATTATACAAATAATGGTGTAATTCCATTAGATGCTAATTGGGGATCATATCAGTATGTATCTTTAGTTGAAGCTTATAATATTTTTGCTACAATGTATGTAGGAAATGATAAAGAAATCAATAACGTAGCTAGGCATGAGATATTGTTTCACATGAAGCAAGCTATTAAGTTGTTGAACTATGATGCTTTAAAAGTCTTTAAAACGATAGAACTAGAGGTAGGAACTAACTTAAAGTTTATACTTCCTCCTGACTACGTGAACTATGTTAGAATTTCTATCAATGTACAAGGAACATTATTTCCATTAGTAGAAAATAGATCAGCAAACTCTGCACTTGGTTATCTTCAAGATAACGATCAGAATGTTTTATTTGACGTAAATGGAGATATACTTATAGGAGAGTCTAATTTAGATTTCACCAGACTAAGTCAAGCAGTTTACAATGGAGCAGGACCGTTCAACGGACAGTATGGATGGTGTTGTGATGGAGATTGGTTCTTCGGGTACAGAGTTGGAGGAATGTTCGGCTTAGAGCCTGAGAATGCAAATTCAAATCCTACCTTCAGAATACAAAATGGAGTTATAGATTTCAGTTCTAATGTAGCTAACAAGCTAATTGTATTAGAATACGTTTCTGATGGAATGGCTAACGGAGATGACTCAAGTGTTGTTATAAATAAACTTGCTGAAGATTTCGTTTACAAGCATATTAAATGGGCATTATTAAATAACAAAAGAGGTATTCCAGAATATGTTAAAGATAGATCTAAGAAAGAAAGAAAAGCAGAATTAAACAATACTAAAATTAGATTAAGTAATTTACATCCTTCTCGATTATTAATGTCTTTAAGAGGACAATCTAAAATAATTAAATAATGGCTGATTTAAGTAATAGCTTTATCCAGGGTAGAATGGATAAGGACTCTGATGAGAGAATTATAGCAAGCGGAGCATATAGAGATGCATTAAATATAACGGTAGACACTTCAGAAGACTCTAATGTTGGTGCTGCACAAAATTCATTAGGTAATACTAAAATAGGAAGTTTAAGTGCTGTTTCAGGAAGATCAACTACCAACTGTAAAACTATAGGAGCTATAAAGTATGAAAGAGACAATCTAATATACTATCTTATAGCAGGAGATGCGTTTGATGGTATATTCGAATACAATGAGTTGTCAGGTGTTATTTCAAGAATATTACAATCAAACAAAGCTACATCTACAACAGCTAGTAAATTAAACTTTAATCAAGATTATTATGTTACTGGGATCAATTATATAAATGGGTTCTTATATTGGACAGACAATCTTAATCCACCTAGGAAGATAAATATATCAAGAGCTAGATCTTATAATATAGATGATGCAAGAATAGATGATGATATTAGTGTAATATTAGCTCCACCATTAAGAGGTCCTAAAATTCAATTATCCACAGATATAAATGATGTTAGTTCGAATAATATTGAAGAAAAATTTATATATTTTTCATATAGATATAAATATATTGATAATCAGTATAGCTCAATGTCTCCATTTTCTGCAGTAGGATTTAAACCTAAAAAATATAGTTTTGATTCGGCTGCTGGTAATAATGCAGCTATGGTTAATTTATATAATAAAGCAGAAATATTTTTTAAT